AAAGAAGCGTTAAAAATGGCAATTACAAACGCTTTAATCATTGGTGGGTATGATTTTTGGGAAAAAGCTGCATCAAAATACGGCTTACAGCAACTTTATAGTAGAAGCATCTATAGAAATGCCCCAAACATTCATAAAGGTGTTGCAGAGTTCTATCTTTCAATAGTAGCAAATGCAGAAGTAAAAAAAAGAATGGAGTGATTAAGTATGTTAAATGCGGAAAGATTTAAGAAACAAATTTTGGATGTTGTTGAAGATGATAAAAAATATAATTTCGCTATCAAAGATGATGATCCAAATGCATTTTCTAATTGCCATAGTGATATCTCATGCAAAAATTGCATATTTACGAGTTTAAAGAACGGTAAAAACTGTCTTTACAATAGATTTAATTGGCTTTTATCAGAATACAAGGAGCCTGTGAAATTAACTAGATTTGAGCAAGATGTTTTAAAACATCTTCTCGAAAAGACACAATATAGATTTATTGTACGTGAAAAAAGCGACAGTATTTACATTTACAAAAGAAAGCCAAAGAAAGGAATAGGTGCTTGGGATAATAGCACAGGGATGCTAAACCTTAATGTATTTATTAATTTATTCCCATTTATCAAATGGGAAGACTCAGAACCCACATTAATTCAAGGGGTTTTGAATAACTGTGAGGTGGTTGAGAGTGATTTATAAAGAAATATTAGATATGGTATCAGATTCAGCATATGACAAATTCATTAACGGCCTTGATTATGACGGATTGAAAAGTACGATTGTCGAATGTGCAACCAAAATTTACATTGCACAGATGCAACTTGAAAAAGAGAAGCTGCAAGAAGAATATGATGATCTTTATGAAGGGCATGACAAACTTTCTTATGATTGGGCACAATTAAAGAAAGAAAATAGAGAACTTAACAAAAAATACAATGAACTTCTTGAAGATTTTAACAGAATTAACAGCGAACCTCTTCTAAGAAAAATGACTATTGCTGAACTGAAGGAAAGGGGATTTTTAAGAAATGAGAGTAAATGAAGTGTTGACAAGAGTTGATGAAGATGAACTCTTTGACATCAGATGTAAAAGTTGGAATTTTTGTATACAAGGAACAAAATGGGAAATCACTCATAGTGACACATTCATGGATAACCATTTTGGAGATATGTTAGTAACTCATATTGAAGTAAATGATTTGCCAAGAGGTCACGCAATCATGCTATTGGTTGATTAAGAAGGAGTTCATAAGATGATATTTGTGTTCATTACGTTCATGATCATTCTTTGGATGATTATGATGTCTGGTTAAAGGAGATTGGATATGATGATTTGGATTATAATGATAGCAGCAGTGCTTATTTGGATTTTGATGACTGCATAATTCTCGGAGGTGTATGAATGACTACAGAAGAAACTAAACAGTATTTGAAAAACTACAAGAACATGATGCATAGAATAGAATATATTGATAACAAGCTAATCAATGTTAAATCAATACCTTATGATGATTCTTCAGTAGGATCATACGCAGAGCCAAAAACAAATAATGATTACATCATGATGAAGGATAAGTATCTTAAAGAAATGAGCAGTATAAGAGCATCAGTTGAAAGCATAGAAGATATGACTCTAAGAGATGTGTTGTTCTATCGATACATAGAATGTTTAGAGATATATGACATTGCTGATATCATGGATTGTTCTAATACATCTGTATTTGCTTATCTGCGTGATGCGATTAAAGAACTTTCAATTATTCTTGATTAATTCTTATTAAACTGTATTAATCTGCATTAATCAGAAGCGCACAGCACTTAAAAGGGTGCTAGTATGGTATTAGACAGAAATATATATAAGAGGACCGGGCTAAACAGTTTGGTCCTTTTTACATTAAGAATCATTAAGGAGGCGTATTAATTGTATGACAGAAAAACAGAGACTGTTTGCAGATGAGTATCTGAAAGATCTAAATGGTACGCGTGCCTATAAAACGATATACACTACTATCAAGAATGATAATGTTGCAGCAGTAAGAGCAAATACACTTCTTAAGCAGAAAGATATTTCTGATTATATAAGCAAAAGACTTGAAGAGATTCACAATGAGAACACGGCTGACATCCAGGAAGTGATGGAGTATCTTACATCAGTCCTAAGAGGAGAATCAGCCTCAGCGGTATTGATGATGAGTGGCAATGGTATGCAGAAGGTCACTGAGAAGCCTCCGGATGAGAAGGAAAGGCTTAAAGCTGCAGAGCTTCTTGGAAAGAGATTCGGCATGTTCAAAGATAATGTCGATATTACATCGAACGGCAAGACAGTAATCGTGGATGATATAGATGAATAAGGTTAGTTTGAAATCTACCATTGGTCCGGCTTTCTATGAAGTTCATAAGCATGTGAAAAACAATGACTACACGCATTATTGGCTAAAAGGTGGGCGTGGCTCTTTAAAATCTTCTTTTATCGGTGTTGAGATACCTTTAGGCATTATGAGAGATGCACAGCGAGGTGTTATGAGTAACGCTGTTATCATGAGAAGAGTAAAAGACACTCTCAGAGATTCAGTGTATGAACAGATTAAGTGGGGCATCTATAAGTTAGGTGCTCAAGATGATTGGTTAATACCTGAGTCAAAATTAAAAATGACTTATATGCCAACAGGACAGCAGATAATATTCAAGGGTGCCGATGAACCTAAAAAAATGAAGTCAACAAAGGTCCATATAGGTTATGTTAAATATGTTTGGTATGAAGAATGCGACGAATTTGAGACTTATGACAAGATAACCAATATCAATCAGTCTCTTTTGCGTGGTGGACATGAATATTGTGTATTTTACTCTTTCAACCCTCCTGAATCACAAAGAAATTGGTGCAACAGGCAAGTTCTAGTTAAGAGGGATGATACATATGTTTCTCATACGACTTATTTACAGGCGCCTCCTGAATGGCTTGGGGAGCAGTTCTTAATAGAAGCCAACCACATGAAGGAGACAAAGCTTGATAAGTATAAGCATGACTATTTGGGAGAGGTAACTGGAACAGGTAGCGAGGTTTTCACAAACCTTGATATACGTGAGATAACCGACGAGGAAATACAGGTATTCGATAGATTAAAAAACGGATTGGACTTTGGTTATGCTGGTGACCCATTAGCATATGTCAAAGCAAACTATGACAAGACGCGCAGGCGTCTTTTTATTTTTGGTGAAGTATATGGAACTAGACTATCAAATGCCAAGGCCGTGAAACTCATAAAAGAGATTAACCCACTCAATAAGCTAGTCACTGCTGATTCGGCCGAACCAAGAACTATTAATGAATTCAAGTTATTAGGTCTCAATATCATCGGTGCAAAGAAAGGCGCTGACAGTGTAGACAATGGAATAAAGTTCCTTCAGGACCTAGACAAGATAATTATAGATCCTGTTAGATGCCCCAATGCTGCACGTGAATTCAATGACTATGAAATTGAAATGGATAGAGACGGCAACCTTAGAGGGGACTTCCCCGACAGAAACAACCACACTATAGATGCGGTTAGATATGCTATAGAAAATGAAATCCTTATGAAGAAGGCAAGAGCAGGAAAGAGGAGATTTTAAAAGATGTATTATACTTTCACGATTCCACGAGAAAAATTCGACGAGACAAACATAGACAGAAGCATGATCCTTCGTCTCATTAGTAAGCATTATAGTATTCGTGCTCCTGAGATATTGAAGAATGTCGGCTATTACTTTGGTAAGCATGCCATCATGAACAGGAAAAAGAAGTTCAAGAACCAGCCGAACAATAAGATCATGGTAAATCATGCTAAAGATATATCAGATACAGCAACGGGCTATTTTCTTTCAAACCCTATCACATTCAAGAAGAATACAGAAGACGGCAATATTGACAAGCTGACAGGTGCTTTCGTTGATGCTGAAACAGATGATACAGATTCATGCAATGCTATCAATATGTCACGTGCTGGTGTCGCTTATGAGTATGTTTACTTATGTGAGCATGAAAGCAAGCTGATGACCAAGACACTTGACCCATTGTCAACATTCAAGGTTTTCGATGATTCAATTGAACAGCATGAACTATTCAGCGTTTATTATTCGATTGAAAAAGATGATTCTACTGACAGGTTCAATATCATCGCAACAGTAACAACTGAGAACTATGTCACAAGAATGGGAATCACATGCAATGAAGAATTCGAAAAAGGCGAGTTTTCAGAACTAGGTGAGCCTTACCCACATTTCTTAGGTGAGGACCCTATCATTGAGTATAGAAACAATATGGACTGCATTGGAGACTATGAACAGCAGATTTCTCTGATTGATGCATACAATACATTATGCTCTGACAGAATCAACGATAAGGAGCAGTTCATTGACGCAGTGCTTGTTGTCTATGGTGCTCTTTTAGGTGATGACGATGAAGAAGCAACAAAAGCGCTCCAGGCTATCCGTAAGAATGGTGTTATGGAACTTCCTGCTGATGCACGCTCTGAATATCTGACTAGAACATTTGACGAGAATGCTGTGGAAACACTCAAGCGCTCAATAAAGGAAGATATCTATTCGCTTTCTCATGTTCCTAATCTGACAGATGAAAACTTTGCTGGCAACAGTTCAGGCATTGCCATTCAATATAAGCTTCTAGCCCTTGAGACCCTCACCAAGACAAAAGAGAGATATTACAAGAAAGGGCTTAAAAAGCGTATAAGAATGTTCTGTACTTACCTCAATCTAAAGGCGATTGCTGCTGATCAGTCAATGATTGAGCCTGTATTTACAAGAGGATTACCACAGAACCGTCTTGAATTATCACAGATTATTGCGAATCTTAAAGGTGTTGTATCAACTAAGACACTTCTTGCACTTCTTGACTTTGTTTCAAATGTTGATGATGAAATGAAAGAAGTCAAAAAAGAAAAACAGGAAGCACTTGAAACACAGAAGCAGTTATTTGATACCGAAAATCAGAATACTCCTCCAGAAGATGAAGAAGAAACAGATGATCATGAGGAAGATGATAATGATGATGACAAAGACAAGGAATAATAGTGTTCTGTTATGACTAACATCAAAAATATAAAGTACTGGGAGATGCGAGAAGCAAGGAACATGTACAAGGATATGCAGTTAGCTGAGGAATGCGCTAAAGATTTGAGCGTAATCTATAGCAAGGCTGCAATCTACACTGCCAAACAGATTGAGGGAATATTCAATAGATTCGCTTCAAAGCATCATCTGACAAGAGACGAGGCTATTAATCTTCTTTCAGAGGCTGACGGTAAAGATTTCGAAAAACTGCTTGAAGCATACAAAAATAAGACAGGTGCCCAAAAAAGAGAGGTACTAGCAGAATTGGAAGCCCCAGCATACAAGAACCGTATGAAGAGGCTTGACGATATTGATAAGTCAATAAACAGGCTAATCAATGCGGTTGCATCCAAAGAAAGAGATGCAATAGACAAGACAATGCGAAAGGTCTATGAAAGCAGTTATCACCATGCAGTATATGAAGCTGCAAGAATGAGCGGTCTAGATCTTCAGACAGGCCCTATTGATGAAGGCGCTCTTGAAACCATTCTGAAAAAGAAATGGTCAGGTCAGAACTATTCCGAAAGAGTATGGAACAATACTCAGAAGGTCGCTGATGCAATAAAAGAGGAACTCATGATAGGAGCCCTCACAGGAAAGACAGAGAAGGAAATGACCGACTCAATCAACGAACAGTTCCTATCAGGTAGAAATAAAGCTAGAAGACTTGTAAGAACCGAATCATCATACATTCACAATGAAGCGCACTTTCAGGCTTACAAGGATTACGGCATAGAGGAGTATAGATTTGTTGCAACACTAGACCTTAGAACGTCTCAAATTTGCCGTGAGAGGGACGGAAGTGTATACAGGGTGAATGATAAGAAGATAGGTGTAAACGCCCCTCCGATGCACCCATGGTGCCGTTCTACGACTATTATGAATCTTGATGATGAAACTATGCATAGTCTAGAAAGATTTGCTAGAGACCCTGTCACAGGTGAAAGAATGAAGGTTCCAGCAGATGAGACTTATAAAGAATGGCATAAAAGAATGGTTGAAAAGCATAGTGCTGAAGCAATTAATACTGCTGAGAAGTCAGCTAAGAATTATTCTAGAGATAAGATTCAGTACCAAAATTACTGCAATGTTCTTGGAAGCAAGTTAGTTCCTGGTTCATTAGAAAAGTTTCAGGAAGTAAAATATGGCAATAAGAGCCAGTGGAATGATTTAAAGTATAAATTCAGGACAGTGAATCGTTATAAAACAGACTATGGTAAAGTCGATGCTGAAACGATTCTAGAACTAGATAAAGAAGCCCTTACTGCAAAAGACGAATATATGACAACCAAAGCAGGAAGAGGAAATGTTGCTTCAATGAAAATTGGTGATTATATATATATTGCTTCAAGCCAAATTTCAAAAGTATCTGACTCTAATTATTTGAATTATAAAGGAGAAAAATCAAAATTAATTTTATCGCCTGATAATGCCAGATTGACGCCTCATTTAAAAACAGTTCCATATAAGGGACACGAGGGCGAATATTCTAGAGATGTCGATACAGAATATAAGTTTTTTGAATATATTTATGACAAAATTTTAAAAGGAGAATTAAAAAATCAAGAAATTTTCATCTTATCTCAAAAAAGCATGTGTTTTAGCTGTGATTCAGTTTATAATGAACTTGTAAACAAGAAAGAAGTTATAGATGCAAACATCAAAATAAATGTTGTATCTGGGAAAAATAACAAATTATGGGATTATAGAAATTACAAAACCGATGCATTAAACAATATTAAAAAGAGGGTGAAAAAATGAGCGAATATTCTGATTTTAAACATGACTTTAGGACGGATTATGAAACCGGGGATCAATCACGAGGGATGTTCCATCTTGATGACTTAGGGCCTTCTTTTCAAGGTGACCCGATGTTTGCTTTGCGTGTTTCATTAGCTTTAGCAACTATAGAAGCAGAATTATATCCTACACTTAACGATGGAGTAAACTATATGTTTTATCATACTTATGAGAACATAGACAGGATTGTTGTAGGGGTGCACGTTGAAACACAGGAAGAATTGGATGAAATGAAGCGTGATAGAGATTTTGTACTTAATTCAGGCAAACTTGATTATGAAGATGCCTTTAGAGACGAAATGAATAAAAAGGAATAATGAAATATGGCAAGAGATGATTATCATGTAATTGTTTATCAGATTCTATCCTACCTGTATATGCAGCTAAAGCAAGGGAAGGATATTGATGCATCACTCATAAGACATGACAGTAAATATCTGCAGATCAACAGAAAGTACTGGACTTATGTCCTTGTGAATCTGTTGAATGAGGGATATATCAGTGGGATAGTAATTGACCAGGATATAGATGAAAACATAGAAATATACAACCTTGATAAATGTGAGATTACACCAAAAGGAATAGAATACCTTACTGATAATTCAACTATTGAAAAAGCCAAGCGATTTATGAAAGACTTGAAAGACATATTACCGTTCGTATAAGCCGACTATCTAGTCGGTTTTTATTTTGCTCAATTTCAAGAAAGGAGAACCATATGGCTGAAGGATTGAAACCACATCATCATCAGTACTTTGAGTATGACTGTAAAAGTCATTTTGACAGCCGTAGGCACGTCATTGTTAAGAAGGTGACATATATGTGTATGATATGCGGAAAACTCTCACATGAGACATATGAAGAGTACTGCCCGCCTCCCAAGGAAAGAAAACCTAAAGCATTGATGAAATACAGAAGCAGACAGAAGAGCGATTGATGTTCTTCTTTTTTTCTGTCTGTCCATAACGTGCATATGACATTAAAAGGTGCATGGATATAACAGTCATACGGACTATAAACGGAGGAATTAAGTTATGGAATACATTAAGAATATGATGCCTTTGAACCTTCAGCTTTTTGCGGAAGAAGGGGAAGAGGGGGAAGATGATACAGGCGATGAAGGGAATCCTGATAATGCGCAGTCAGGTGAATCGGAAGATGATAAAGCCAAAGTAACAACCCTCACAGAAGACGATGTGGACAGAATCGTCCAGAAGAGACTTGCCCGTGCAAGAAAGAAGTGGGATAAGGATCATACGGAAGCCGAAAGGCTTCAAAAGATGACAGATGATGAAAAGAAGCAGTATGAGGAAGACAAGAGAAAAGAAGAACTTGACAATAGAGAAGCAGCAATTACTCGTAGAGAACTGACTGCAGTTGCCAAGGAACAGCTTAATGCTGCAGGAGTTCCAGCAGACATGGCTGACTTCATTGACTACACTGATGCTGATTCCGTAAATGAATCTGTCAAGAGACTCTCTAAAGCATTCAAGGGAGCAGTTCAGCAGTCTGTTGATGACCGATTAAAAGGGAAAGCACCTTTAGACAAGGCAAAAAACAATGTATTGACTGCTGAAGAAGAGAATGCAAGAAAGGCATTCGCGAATGCACTTAAATTTTAGAAAAGAGGTATAGAACATGGCAATTAACACATTAGAGTATTCAACTATTTTTCAGACTGAATTAGATAAACAGATGGAGCATCTCACTCTTACATCATGGATGGATGCCAATGCCGGACAGATTAAGTATGACGGTGGTGCAGAGGTAAAAATCCCTAAGATGTCATTAGTGGGCTTAGGAGACTATAACAGAGATGAAGGATATAAACAGGGTGCTGTCACTCTTGAATATGAAACATTCAAAATGACACAGGACCGTGGAAGAAAGTTCCTTCTTGATGCAATGGATGTAAACGAAACTAACTTTGTGGCATCTGCTGGCACTGTCATGGGAGAATTCCAGCGTTTACATGTTGCCCCTGAAGTAGATGCTTACCGTATTTCTAAGGTTGTTTCTGATGTTACAACAAAGAAATCAGCAAACATCCTAACAACTGCATTGACTGAACAGAATATTCTTTCTGAATTAGAAAAGGCAGCGGATACTATCCGTGATAAAGGATATCAGGGCGATATCATCTGTCATATTACATATGATACTTTAAGATTATTAAAGGAAAAGATGGTAAACAGCAACCTTACATCAGGTAAATTAACTATTGGAAATATCACATTAGACATCTATAAGCTTGATGAAATCACATTCATTCCTACACCAAAGAACAGAATGTATTCAGCTATCAAGGTTGATGCTGGAGCAACAAAAGACGCAGGTGGATATACAAAGGGTGAAACTGCTAAGAATGTAAACTTCCTAATGGCGCCAATCAACAGTGTTATCGGCGTTACTAAACAGGACAAGACAAGAGTATTTGACCCTGATACTAACCAGGATGCAAATGCTTGGCAGATTGATTACAGAAGATATCATGACTGCTGGGAAAAGGACAACATGCTTGACCTAATCATTGCTAACGTCTCAGCTGACGCATAATGATCATTGTAAAAAGAATCAACGTTGAAAGAGTCATCCACGAGGATGACCTTCAGCGTTATACTGAACAGGGATATCGTGTCATTGAAAACAAGAAGAACGATGAAGATACTCCTGTAGAAAATACAGAAGTGACAGACCTCAACGATATGACTGTTGACCAGTTAAAGACTATTGCAAAGGAAAAGGGCGTTAGTGGATATTCTAGTCTTGTTAAAAAAGAATTGGTCGCAGTTCTCACAAAGATGCAGGAGGAATAATCTATGGATCTAGTTGGGATTGTTGCTGAAAGAACGGGAATGAGTCAAAGCCGTGCAAGAATCTATGTTGATATGGCAAAACAGCGTGCTCTAGCACATACCAACCGCACTGTATACATCACTGCAATGGATTTCTGTGTGGCTGATCTAGCATGTGCCATGTACTTCAGAGAGGGCATGGTGGGAGAATCATCACACTCAGAAGGTGGCATAACATCTACTTTTCAGTCTTCCACTTTTGAAGATATTCTCTCAACTCTCAACAACTTGAGACTGATTCGTGCAGGAGGAATCGTTCACGAAAAGAAGCCTGAGGGGAACAAATGAGACTTTCAGCGCTTAAGAACTATCCTGTATATGAGCCTGTCATCGAAAAGGACGGCGAAGGTGTCACTACTGAAAAGTGGATCAAGAGAAAATCAATGCTTCTTGAGATATGGCCTGCATCCGGTAAGTTACAGGCTGAAATGTATGGGGAGAGACTGAACTACATTCTTAATATGATTCTTCCTAAGAATTTGGATGATGATTTCAGACCCACTGAAAAGTGGGGAGTGAATGTCTATAATCAGTCAATTGATGAACCGGATTACAGAATCATCAGCATGAAGGAATATAACAGGCACTACCTCTTTGAATTGGAGAAGATTATTAAATGAGTCTCAATGGTGCTAATGAATTATTTAGAACGCTTCGCGCTATAGATGCAGTACTTGAGAATCCTGAACAGGTTCTTGGAAAGGCTGCGGAAACTATAAGAAGTGGGTGCGTGCTTGAATGTCCTGTTAATGATGGTGCATTAAGAAACTCAATCAAGACACGTGTTGAAGGCGACAAGGGATATGTTTATACAAATAAGGCATATGCTCAATATGTTGAATTCGGAACAGGTCGAAAAGGTGCAGCAGACCATGCTGGAATATCTCCATATGCACATCCTTCTTATACTATGGAACCTTGGTGGATTCCTGAAGAGAAGCTATCAGAAGAAGCAATAAATAACTATCATTGGGTAGTTATCGAGGTTGATGGTAAGAGATATTACAGGTCGGACGGACAGGCTGCACAGCCATTCATGTATCAGGGAGCAAAAAAGACTGAAAAGAAAGCAGTAAAAGAGGCTGGTATTGTAATCAGCCAGTTAATCGAAAAGGATTAGGAACTTATGATCAACATTAAAGATAAAGTATATAAGGCTCTAACAGATGAAGGCCTTGAAGTCACTGATATCTATCCTAAGGATTGGGCTAATCTTCCAGCGGTTCAGTACGTTGAGGAAGATAATAGCGTATCGGAATGGACGGATGATAAGGAGCAGATATCACATGTCCTTTACAGAATCGAAATCTGGGATACTAAGAGTACGTCAGGTACAGCCTTGAAAGTTGATAAGGCATTATCAGCAATGGGGCTAAAGAGAGTATTATGCAAAGATATTGATGATGCATCAGGACTTAGACACAAGAAAATGAATTATGAAGCATATTATGATAGTGATTACATCTATCATGGTATGTAACTGATAAGGAGGAATTATATAATGCTAGCAAATGGCGCTAAATTATCATATGACAAGACAAACAAGGGAACTTCTTTTACTGACCTTCCAGGGTTGAAGAAGATTCCTGACATGGGTATTGAAAAAGAAAAAGTTGAAAACTCTTCACTTGATGATGCAGTTAAGGTCTATGAGTTTGGTATCGGAGACCCTGGAGACCTTGAATATACATTCAAGTATGACAACAGTAAAGAAACATCTTCGTACAGATTAATGAGAGAACTAGAAAAATCAGGAGCTACCGCAATGTTCAAGGAAACATTGAAGGACGGCACTGCAACTACATTCTCAGGACAGGTTACTGTTAAGAGAGCGGGTGGTGGTGTTAATGATGCTATTGAATTCACAATTTCAATCGCATTACAATCTGAACTCACTGTTACTGATCCAGCAGCAGCATAGAAAGGAAGATATAGATAAATGGAAGTAAAAGCAAAAAGAAAACCCTTCATCATTTGGAAGATAGGTGAAGAAGAATATAAATTAAAACTTACAACAGGAGAAATCTCAAGACTAGAACAGATGTATGGTGGAAGTCTTATCAATCTTCTCAATACAGAAACAGGCATGACACCATTATGCACTATGCTGGACATCGTTCATGGTGGTCTTCAGAAATTCAACAGTAACATCGACAGAAGCGATGTGAATGATATGTTTGATAGATACATTGATGAAGGTGGCTCACAGACAGAGTTCCTCAGTGATATTCTAATTCCATTGTTCCAGGTATCGGGTTTTTTCTCTGGGGCTCTCGAAACGAAAATGGAAAAGGAAATGGCGGAAGCCAAGAAGAATCTCTAGAAGATATCCTGATTACAGATTACATATACAAGGCGGTCTATGATCCAGCGCTTGATGCTGGAGTAGACCCCTTTTCATTTTGGAATTATTCGTTAGATGAGCTATTCGATATTATTTCAGCACATGAAAGAAAGAAAAAAGAAATGGTGCGACAGGAAGCGATATCTCTTCAGATACAGGCCTTTCAGATAAGGGATTGTATCGCCACTGTCCTTAATGGCAAGGATGATTCATTCACTCCTACACAATTGTGGGACTTCTATCCTTCACTTTTTGAAGAGGATAGGAAAGAGTTTGAAAAAGAGAAGGAAAGAAAAGAGGTCGCAAGCGCTAGATCTTCTCGTATTGCCTTCAGTAGAAGACATAATGAAGCACTAAGAAAAAGAAAGGCGGTGATGCAGAATGACGGTAGAGGAACTGCAGATAGTAATATCTGCACAGACGAAATCAGCGAAATCAGAACTGAACAGCGTGAAGAATGAAGTCACCGGCCTAAAGAATCATGTTGATAAGGTTACAGGTTCAATTGGCAATTCATTTAAGAGTATTCGCAATATTGTGGCGGGTCTTGGTATTGCTTCTCTGATTAAATCAACGATATTAGGTAATATTGATGCTGCAATCAAGAGAGTTGATACTCTTAGCAATTATAGCCGTGTGATGTCGAATCTAGGCGTTGGCAGTGTTCAAGCGAATGCATCGATACAGAAACTAAGCAATAAGCTTATTGGACTTCCAACAACCCTAGACGATGCATCAGGCGCAGTACAGAGATTTACATCAGTGAACAGTAACATCTCTAGATCAACAGATATGTTCCTTGCACTAAATAATGCTATTCTAGCCGGCGGTGCAAGTTCCGAGATACAGAAATCAGCCCTAGAACAGTTGTCACAGTCATATGCTAAGGGTAAACCCGATATGTTTGAATGGCGTTCAGCGATGACCGCAATGCCTGCACAGATGAAACAGGTGGCTGAGGCCATGGGTTTTGTCAATGCTTCTGCACTAGGCGAGGCATTAAGAAATGGAACTGTATCAATGGACCAGTTCATGAATACTCTTATGCAGTTAAACACTCAGGGTATTAACGGCTATCAGTCATTTGAGGAACAGGCAAGAAATGCGACAGGTGGAATTGCTACATCAATCGCTAATATGAGAACAGCTATTGTTAGAGGTATGTCAGATGTAATGAACACAATCGGACAGTCTAATATTGCTGGATTCTTTACCAATATTGCAAAGGCAATTAATTCATGCATCCCATATGTTGTTGCATTCACTAAAGTTGTTATGGTCGCCGTTGGGTATCTGACGGCACTGTTTGGCGGCAAGTCAAAGAAGTTAAGTTCTTCCTTTGGTGGTGTGTCCAACAATGCTAAAAAGGCAGCAGGAAACACAGGGACTCTTGCAAAGAATATGAATAATGCTTCCGATAGTTCACAGAAGCTTTCTAAGGGAGCAAGCGGAACAGGAAGCGGATTGAAGAAGGCAGCAGGTAATGCTTCTAAACTCAAGAAGGAGTTGAATGGAGCACTTGCTGGATTCGATGCAATCAATAACATCAATTCAAGCAATAGTTCAAGTGATCCATCTTCAGGTGACTCAGGTGGCTCAGGCGGTGCTGGTGGTTCCGGTGGTGATATCGGCGGATTCAGCATGGATGACAGTGGTGCAGAAGAACAGAAAGGGCTTCTTGAAGAAGTAGACAAGCAGTTAGAAGAAATCAAGAAGAAGGTCGCGGAATTCTTCCAGCCATTAAAGCAGTCATGGGATAAGTTTGGTGCACCGATGATTGCAGCCGCAGTGTATGCATTTAATGGTGTGAAGAACCTTCTTGTGGAAATCGGCAAGTCAATGTACACAGTGTGGGAAAATGGCACAGGTGCAAAGACTATTGAACTGATATTGAAGATATTCACTAACATCTTCAAGATAATCGGTAATATCTCTCAAGGACTGGCCGATGCATGGAATACTTTCGGTCTAGGTGATTTAATCATCCAGCATTTATGGAATATCTTTAACTCCATTTTGAAGATTATCAATGAGATTCTGAAAATAGTGAGAGATATTACTAAAGCGATTAACTGGACTGTTGTATTAGTTGCGGTGTATGGGGTTCTTAGTATCATTGATGGATTATTCTCTTTCATAGCAGATAATGTAGGTCTTATTCTTAGCATTCTTTCAGCTATTGCGGGATTATCATTATTTTCTACTCTCGCCGGTATTCTTGGTACTGTTATCACACAGATACAGCTTGCAGTGGGAGTCTTTTCAGGATGGGCATCACTTGCAACTGCACTAAGTGGCGCATTTGGACTTCTTCCACAGATATTTGCATCTATTGTAATGGCAGTGAATCCTGTAAATGTCATCATTGCAGCAGTTATTGCTACAGTGGCAGATTTATGGAAGAAGAGCGAGGACTTTAGAGATGACATAGTAAGCATATTAGGAAATATCGCGACTATTGTTCAGAAGGTATTTTTAAATATTGTGGCACCTATCATTGATACAGTTGGGGGAATCATTAAAGATTTTGTGGATAGTGTTCTCAAACCGTTGTGGAGTGCATGGGAGAATGTATTCCAGAGCATAATGGGGTTGGTAAGTGATTTCTTAAAGTTCGTCACACCAATCTTCAGCACAATTCTTGATATTCTAGGACCTATATTCAAATTGGCCTTAACACTATTGAGAGGTACCTTCGATATGGTATTTGCTGCAATTAGAGGAATTATTGAACTCGCAGACAAAACAATCTGCGAAAGAGTGAACAATATCAGAGAATTCTTCCGTAATCTAGGTGAATGGATGGAAGGAACTTTTGGTTTCAAATGGAAGAATGTGTTTGAAACGGTTAAGAATGTCGTCAAGGTGTTCAGAGACTTCATGGGTCCTATCATTAATTCATTGGAAGTTGTTTTCTTGGGTCTTACTAGCTTTATCAGTGGTGTATTCTCAAACAACTGGAGAAGAGCATGGTTCGGAGTTAGACAGATTTTTGAGGGTATTGTTTCCGGATTAGAACACATCTTCAAGGCTCCATTGAATTTTATGATTGATGGAATTAACAAATTCTTAAGTGGTATCGGCAAGATAAAGATTCCTGACTGGGTTCCTGGTGTCGGTGGAAAAGGATTCTCAATTCCTAGGATTCCTAGACTCGCAAAAGGTGGTATCGTAAGTGCATCCACTATTGCCAATATTGGTGAAGCAGGAACAGAAGCAGTAATACCATTACAGAGAAACACACAGGGACTTGATATGATTGCTGAAAAGATTTCAGAAAGATTATCACTTTCTCAGAATGACGGCACAGGCGCTACCTACGTCATTAAATTGGTACTTGATGATGGCAGAGTAATCACTAAGATGGTGATTGACAATATCAAGGATTATGAAGCACGCACAGGCAAGCCTGTATTTGACTATTAGGGGGGGTGGAATAAATGGCAGATGAAGCGAAAATCAAGATAAACGGAACACTTATTCCGACTCCTTCAGAGATTAGCGTAGAAATCAATGATCTAGATTCGGACAGTGTCAGACCTGTCTCAACAGGCATCTTAAGAAGAAATAGAATACGTTCTAACATGCTTAAGATTACATGTACATATAAGTTGAATACATTCACAGATGTAATGAATATTCTGAAGGTACTCACTCCGGCAGAGTTCACGGCAGAACTCTACATTCCTGATCATGGTATCAGAGGAACCAAGAAGATGTATGCTTCAAATAAGAAGTACAATTATAAGAGAGTGCAGTCTGGTCTAAAGGCAGATTCATTCTCTTTCTCTCTGATTGAGGTGTGATTATATGCTTATAAAATATGGAGAGACAAATGTAACGGACAGACTTCTTGATTATAAGATGTCTGTCTCTTTTGCTGACTGCCGTATGATAGGCAACGTGCCATCAATTGAACTGACAATGAAGTTTGATAACTATGACGGCATTCTTGACAATATCGACATCAGCAAGTACTGGGAAGTCAAGGAGAATGATGCATCTGATACAAGATACTTCAAGGTGTATGATCAGCCGGAGAAGTACACCAAGGAACTCACTCTTAAGATGTACGACAACAACTATTCTCTTGACAAGGCATACGATACTAAACTGTCTTATCCTGTCACTATAAAAGACCAGCTAGACGAGATTGAAAATCTGACTGGTCTTTCTATTATTCGTGAAGGAATACCGCAGTACGTTCTTGATAAGAGCGTATCATGGTACGATAACACGATTGTAATAAGAGACTATCTCGGATGGATTGCGGAACTGTTTGCAGCAAATGTCTATGCAGAGGGAATTGATTCTATTAGGTTTGTACCAATTGAAAAGAGCGCCTTTGCTGCTACACAGGATTTAACAGACTATGAGAAGAATGAGGTGTATACACTCACAAGAGTATATGCTGAAAATGGTCTCAATCCTCTTTCTAAAGGTGACGAGACAGGAAATACTCTGTTTATTGATTCAGCTAATCTATATGCAGATGAACAGATCATCATAGACAGCATCTACGACAGACTTAAGGGATTGACTTTCAATCAGGTGAAGAATGTCACGATGATATCAATTGACAACCTTCTTCCTGGGGCTCTTGTCAATTATAACAGTAATGAATTCACTTTCTTTGTATCGGATCTAACTGTCAATTACAAGGGTGGACAGTTCTCTATGTCTACGGTTGACGGCAGTGTGACAACAAAGAATGAAGAAAAGACAGTGAAACGTGTATCTAATACAACACGAATCAGAAAGCTGCAGGTCCAGCAGGACCAGGAATCATTGAAACTGGATATTATTGCTAAGGAACAGGAAGGCATCAATGACAAGATGGCTCAATTAAGCCTGTCTAACGAGAAGATATCACTAAGAGTTTCAGAAGTTGAAGAAAAGGCTGGAGAAGCAATCAAACAGGCACAGGGCTCTGTTAAGAAATTCGTATGCGAATATGCTAGTTCAACAGATGGAGCGATTCCGCCGGAAACAGGGTGGTCAGAGACTGCACCGACATGGCGTCCTGGATTCTATATATGGCAGAGAACAGCAACGACGATCAACAATACCGTCACATACAGTACACCAGTATGTATCACAGGTGCTAAAGGAGAGGATTCAATACTATTATGCATAGAATCGTCGAATGGCACGACATTCAAGAACAGTGATGTGGCAACTATATTCACAGTGAACATCTATGTGGGTGGAGTAGTGATTGATAACTCTTCAAAACTGAGAGAAACATTTGGAGATAATGCCTATCTGCAGTGGTTCATTAAAAGGCATGGAGAGACAGAATTCAGCAAGATTCCGTTAGATGATTCAAGACTCAACGATAACGGGTTCATGTTTACTATTTCAGCAAAAGACATTAAATTCAAGGCAGTATTCAACTGCGAATTAAACATTTAGGAGGAAAATTATGGCAATTAAAGCAGTCAATCAGATTGACGTTATCGACTTAACCGATGGTTATTCGGTTGTATTAACAAATGACAACTATACATTCTTAGGTACTACCAGTGCAGTAAACGGCACACAGACAACTACTACACAGGTGATGGCATTATGTGGTAGTGAACAGGTTCCATGCACAGTAGGAACTATCACATGTCCTACAGGAATTTCAGCAGTGTCTGACGGTAAGTCACCAATGCCAACAATTACAGTTACTGCAACATCTGCATTAACTAAGAGTGGTACTATTACTATCCCTATCGTCGTTGATGGTGATATCACAATCAACAAGACATTCAGTTACTCAATCGCATTCAAGGGGCAGACAGGTCAGAATGGTACCAGCGTTACTGTGAGTTCGACTTCTGTAACTTACCAGGTTGGTACAAGTGGTACTACTAAGCCGACAGGAGAATGGAGTACTACTGTTCCGAGCGTACCGAATGGACAGTTCTTGTGGACTAAGACAGTAGTTAAGTACTCTGACGGCAAATCTACAGAAGCGTATTCTGTCTCTTACAAGGGTACTAACGGCTCTAACGGTTCAAATGGTACAAGTGTTACTGTTAGTTCAACATCAGTTACTTACCAGGTTAGTACAAGTGGTACGACTACTCCGACAGGAACATGGAGCACTACAGTACCAAGCGTACCGAACGGCCAGTATCTATGGACTAAGACAGTCGTTGTGTATTCAGATGGTAAGTCCACTGAATCATATTCTGTATCCTACAAAGGTACGAACGGAACGGATGGAAAAGATGGCTTAGACGCTATCACAATGGCGATCACTTCAAGCGGTGGAACAATCTTCAAGAACACTGCTATTGCCACAACTTTAACTGCTCATGTTTATAAGGGCGGAGTTGAAGTGACAGGCTCTGCATTATCTGCATTAGGAACTATCAAGTGGTACAAAGATGGTGGAACTACTGCCGTAGCAACAGGAGCAACTTATACAATCGGTGCTGGTGATGTCTCAAACAAAGCCACATTCAGTGCTCAGTTAGAAGGATAATCATATGATTAAGGCATCGGCTAGCATAACCCTAGTGAGAGTCAATGACGGCGAAGACGGGCAGGGAATTCGCTCAATCACTCCGGAGTATTACCTATCAGATTCTGCAACGGAAATGCCCGATGCAAGCAGTAGTGGGTGGAAAAGCGTTCCCGATGACTACATTGACAAGCATTATTACTGGGTTAGGTCAAAGATATTATGGGATGATGGAACATATACAACGACCATCCCAGTGCTTGCAAATGACTTGAAGTCAATCATTGATGATTACGACAACAGAATCAACAACATGAACAATCAGCTGCAGCAGGCAACTAAGGATGCTTCTTCATCTATAGAACAGACTAAGACATCTATCTTGCAGACAGTCTCAGAAAACTATTACAGTGCCTCTGACGGTAAGAACCTTGCTTCTACTGTATCTACTATTCAGCAGACAACAGAAAGTATTCAGATTGGATTCGTGAAGAAAGAAGACTTTACATC